GCCGGGCGCCGTGTATGTGGACACCACCGGGGCCCCTGACCTGTACCTGAACTCGGGGACGGCGTTGCTGCCGGAGTGGACGGCGGACACGGGCACGCTGCGGTCGGGCGCGGGCGCGCCGGAGGACGGGGTCACCGCCGGCGACACCGGCGACTTCTACTCGGACACCACCGCGTACGCGCTCGATCCGACCACCGGCTGGTACCGGTGCGTCGACGGCGACGTGGACACCTGGGCGGCGGTGACGGCAACGGTCCTCGACGGGGAGGGTGCCCCCGTCGACGGGGTGCTGGGTACCGGGTTCGGGCACGCCGGGCCTCGGTCGCTGCTGCTGGCCCTGTCCGGATCGACCCCGACGGTGTACGTGTGTACGGGCACGACGACGCTGCCGACGTGGGCGGCGGTCGGCGCGTGACCTCCTACGTGACGGTCGCGGCGGGGGCGGACGCGGCGCTGGTCGTCGCGTTCGCCGGGGCGCTGGACGCGACGCCGACGGTGGCGGTCGCCACGGCGGCCGGCGCGGAGGCGCTCGCCGCGACCACGACCGGGGTGGCGGCGCACGGGGCTGGGGTGTACGCGTATGTGTGGCGGGTGCCGGCGGGGACGGCTGCCGGTGGGTTTGTCGCCACGGTCGCGGGGCTGCTGTCCGGGGTGCCGGTGTCCGCGACGGTGGTGGTGGCGGTCACGGCGGGGGTGTCCTACGCGGCACTGGCCGACCTCAAGGAGGATTTGAGAATCGCGGCGGCGGACACGACCCGGGACTCCCGGCTGATCCGGCTGCTGGGTGAGTGTTCCCGGCGGATCGACGACCATTGCGATCGGGTGTTCTGGTCCACCGCCACCGCGTCGGCGCGGGTGTGGTCGACGCGCGGGCGGGTCGTCCGGCACGACGACGGCGGTGAGCTGCTGCTGGTCGACGACATCGCCTCGGAGTCGGGGCTGACCGTCGAGGTGGGTGGGGGCTCGTCGTGGGCGGCCGTCACCGGGGTCGAGACGTGGCCGGACAACGCGATCGCCCGGGGTCGGGCGGTGTGTGGGCTGGTGCTCCCGGCGGGGGCGTGGTCGGTGTACCGGCGGGTGCGGGTCACGGCGGTGTGGGGGTGGCCGGCGGTGCCCGCTCCGGTGGAGCAGGCGTGCCGGGCGTTGACCGCCCGGGCTTACCGGGACATGCCGGACGCGGCTGGGGCGGAGGGTGAGTGGGTGCCCCGGACGGGTCAGCTGTCGGCGGGGATGCGGGATCTGCTGGCCAAGTACGTGCGGGTCGGTATCGGCTGATGGCCGTGCGGGTCTCGGCCCAGGCGCGGTTGGTGTCCGGGTTGGTCCTGCCGTGGCGGACTCCGGTGCTGGCGGGGGGTCGGCGGTGGTGGTACGAGCGGGACTCGGTCCGCCCTCGGTCGGCGTGGACCCTGCCGCCGGTGCCGCTGCTGGTGGAGCACGACTTCGGGCTGACCGTGGGTCGGGTGGTGTGCGCCTGGTCCGATCACCGGGGTCTGGTGGCGATGTTCGCCGTGAGTCGGAGTCGGCGCGGGGACGAGGCGCTGGCGTTGGCGGCCGACCCGGCGTGCGGGCTGTCGGCGCGGGTGCGGGTGACATCGTCCACGCCGGATTCGGCGCGCGGTGTGACGGTGGTGGCCCGGGGCCTGTGGCTGGAGACGTCCCTGACCAGGGACCCGGCCTGTGTGGAGACGAGGCAGGAGGAGGAGAACGGTGGCGAACAGTAGGAGGACGCTGCGGGCCGCGGCGGCGCTGTCGACGTCGGAGAACGGTACGGCGCAGTCGACGCCGTACCACCGGGGCGCGATCGTCACGATCACGACCTCGGCCGAGACGGGCACGGCGTCGCTGACCGTGAAGCTGCAGGGCCAGAACGCGGCCGGCACATGGTACGACATCCCCGGAGCGGTCACGGCGGCGATCACCACGGAGACCACGACGGTCCTGGTCGTCAAGCCGGGGGTCGCGGCGACGGCGAACCAGTCGGTGCCGGCGCCGCTGCCGCTGGCGTGGCGGGCGGTCTTCACGATCTCGGGGGGCACGTTCACCGTCGGCGCCTACGCGGACATGCTCACCTGATGTTCGCCGAGGACAGGGAGTCGATCGCGGTGGCGTTGTCCACCGTGGACGGGGTGGTGGGGCGCGCGGCCCGGCCGGCGGTGCCGGAGCGCGGGGACGCCTGGCCGGTCCTGGCCTCGGTGGAACGGGGCCCCGGCCAGGCGTGGCGGGCCGCGTGGCAGGTCCTGGTCGTCCTGGAGGGCGACGAGGAGGCTGCGACCGGGCAGATGGACGCGCTGCTGCCGGTCCTGGCCGACGCGTTGGCCGGCACGCTGTACGTCGACCGGGGCGAGCCGGCGACGATCGAGACGCCAGCGGGCAGGCTGCTGGCGCTGCGACTGGAGGGAGTCTCCGAATGAGCCCGCCGCTGGGGGCCTACACCGTCAAGAACGTGACGTGCACGTTCGGTGGGGGCGACTACGCCAACCAGTTCACCAAGGCCCGGCTGGTGCCGGACACGCCGGTGCAGACTCTCCGGACGCTGGTCCCGGACGGGATCGTCCAGGACGTGGACTCGGCGGTGTGGACGCTGGAGCTGTCCGGGGCGCAGGACTGGACGGCCGCGCAGGGACTGGCCCGGTATCTGCACGACCACCACGGCGAGACCGTCGAGGTGGTCCTCACCCCGAAGGCGTCCGGGGTGTCGGCGACGTTCGACGTGCTGTGCATGTCCGTGGAGTTCGGCGGGGAGCAGGGCAACTGGGCCACGTTCGAGGTGACCCTGCCGGTGCAGGGCACTCCAGAGTTCACCGACCCGTAGGGAGCCACGATGGGTGAGCGGTTGCGGATGCGCCTGGCCGTGCACTACCAGGACGATCGTGTCACGGACACGGTGGACGTGGGGCAGCGGGAGCTGGCCGAGTGGGAGCGCCAGCCGTTCGGCTGCGCGTCAACGGTCATGCACGAGCGTGCCCCGATGCTCTGCCTGCGGTTCTGCGCCTGGTCGGGCATGCGCCGTCGCGGTCTCAAGCAGGGCTTCGAGGCGTGGAACGACCTCGTGGACGAGGTCGAGACGCTCGACGACGACGCAGGTGGGGCGGACCCTACGATCGCGGGTCGGCCAGCTGGGGGCTGATCCGCCTGGCGGTGATCTCGGGGCAGCCGGTGTCGGAGGTCCTCGACTGGGACGACCGGACGGTGGCCACGGTGTGGGAGTACCTGGACGAGCGCGCTGACGCGGAGCGGGACGCGCTTCGCGCGGCCCGGAGGGGTAGGTGATCTGGCGTGTCCGTCTCCGACCGGGGCGCGTTGCGGCGGCTGGCCCGTGATCTGCGCGCCCACCCCGACAAGAAGATCATCGTGCGGGAGTTGCGCCGGGAGCTCCGCCGTCCACTGCCAGCTGTTCGCGCGGCTGTCCGGGCCAAGGCCCGCCAGCTGCTGCCGGCTACGGGGGGCCTGGGTGCCTGGGTAGCGGCGACCAGGATCGGCGCGTCCGTCTCGGTGCCGGCTCGGTCGGTGCGGCTGCGGGTCCGGGGCGGCCGGTCGTCCGTGACCGGGAAACGGTCGGATGTCTCGGCGATCGACCGGGGGCGGGTGCGTGCCCCGTCGTGGGGCCGACGTGGCCCGGGGCAGTGGCACACCCAGGCGGTGCCGGCGGAGTTCTTCACCGCCACGATCTCCGAGGACTTCGCCGGGCCTTGGCGGGCCGCCGCGGTCGCGGCCGCGGAGGAGTGGTCCAGGAGGCTGGCGGCTGGTGGCTAACAAGCGCGATGTCGAGATCGACGTCACCGTCGATGACAAGACCGGTCCGGGGTCCCGGAGCGCGGCCCGGAACGTGGACGAGTTGGCCCGCAGGGTCAGGAAGGCGTCGGCCGAGGCGGCGACGGCGCAGCGCTCGGCACGGCAGGACGTCGACGCGTTCAACGCCCGCCTGGGTGATCTGGCCAAGAGGGCGGGCGCGATGGCGGCGCGGGTCGCCGGGTCTCTCGGTGTGGTCGCCGGCGGGGCCGGGCTGACCGCGACCGGGATGTTCGCGGCGGCCAAGGCGTCCGTGGCGCTGGCCGCCGGAGCCCAGCGGGCTGGGGTGGCGCTGGGGCCGCTGCTGGGCGCGCTACCGGCCCTGGCCGCCGGGGCGGTGTTCGCCAGATTGGCCGCGCAGGCGATGGGACCGGCGCTCCTGGCCGCCGTGTCACCGGTGACCGAGGCGTGGCGGGGCCTGTCCGAGCGGGTGGGGCGGGTCGCGGCGGCGGACGTGCCCGCCGTGTCCCGGGCGTTCGTCAGGGCGAACTTCCCGGGGATCGAGCGGGACACCACCCGGGTGGCGGCGGCGGTGAACCGGTCGGTGCTGGCCTACGGGCGGTGGGCGGCGTCGGCCGAGGGTGTGGCGGCGGTGTCGGCGGTGACCGGTGGGGTCGCGGCGGCGGCGGACCGCGCGTCACCGGCGTTGACGCGCACGGCGATCGCCCTGTCGGGCCTGGCCGGTCGGGCGGCGGGACCGGTGTTCGACCGGCTGGCCGGGCTGATCGAACGGATCGCGGACAAGACCACCAAGTGGGCGGACTCGATCACCGAGTCGGGGATCGAGTCGGCGCTGGACACCGTGTCCCGGGCCGCCGACGCGTTCGGCGGGAAGTTGCGGATGGTCGTCGACGCGGTGAAGTGGGCCGCCGACAACACCGACAAAGTGCGGGCGGCCTCGGACGCGTTGGGGGCGTTGGCGTTGGCGATCGGGCTCGGTACGGGCAACCCGGTCGCGATCGCCGTCGGCGCGTTGACGTTGATCGGAAACCACTACGACGCGATCAAGGCCAAGGCGATCACGATGAGGGACAAGATCGCCGAGGTCTGGGGGAAGATCGGCAACGATCCGAACGTCATCAAGATCAAAGACGCGCTGAAGGAGATCAAGGACGCCATAGGCGGCGATATGACCGCCATGTGGGACCTGTTCAAATCCGCCGTGTCCAAGGCCGCCGAGGCCGGCGAAAAACTCTGGAACGCCATCGGCCCCAAGGTGGCCGAGCTGATGAAGAACAAGGAGTTCCAGAACGGCGTACGCATCCTGGCCTTCGGACTCGGCGCCCTGACCCTGGCCATTCTCGGCCTGGCAGCCGCCTCCCTCGTCCTGTCCGGCCTGGTCGTCGTCGCCCTGGGCTACCTCGTCGGCTGGCTCGTCGGCGCGGTCAGCGCCGCGTTCCAGACGTTCATGAACGCCGCCACGACCGCGTTCACCACCGTCCTACGCGCCGCGGCCGACGCGGCCGAGGCCCTGGGCATGAAGAGCGTCGCCGACAAGCTCCGCGCCACCGCCAACGACATCGAGAAGTTCGTCGACAAGGTCAACGACGCGCTGAACCGCATCAACAAGACCGTGGTCATCCGGCTCGTGACGATCCGCGAGGGCCAGTCCCTGGACACCTACCGCTCCCCCGGCGCCTACGAGCTACGCACCCCATCGCAGTCGTTCCGCGGCTCCGTGGCGCTCGCCGACCGGCCCGGGGACGGCCGAACCCAGCCACCGACCGCCCCGACCGTATACGCGCAGACCACGGTGCTCCTGGACGGCCGCGAGATCCGCGCCGCGGCCCGGACCGTGATCTCCGAGGCCGAGTCCCGCACCGCGTGGCGAGCCACGGCCGGTAGGCGCTGATGGTCACCTACGTCGGGGCCGGGACGTCGAGCGAGGGATCCAACGCTCCACGTACCCCCGGCCTGCCCGCCGGCGTCACGGCCGGCGATCTCCTGCTGTGCCTGGCCGCTATCCGCAACAGCCCGGACGGCTATCCGGACACCCCCGCGGGGTGGACGCTCCTGGCCGGCGCCGCGAACGTCCGACTGTTCGGCAAGGTCGCCGCCGCCGGCGAGATCGCGCCGACGATCACGTTCAGCGGCGGTGTGTTCGGGGCGACCAACCACGCCCAGATCGCCGCGTGGCGCGGAGGGCACCCAACGGTCCTGTCCAGCGACGAGCTTCTCAACCCGGCAGCTCAGGACATCACCTACCCGGCGATGTCGGCCGGGACACGGTGCCTGGCCATCTGGGCCGGCTGGAAGCAGGACGACTGGACATCGGTGGCCGAACTCGCCGCCGGAACGGAGATCGGCGAGGAGTCGACCACCAGCGGCGACGACGCGGCGATCGTATGGGACTACGCGATCGTGGACTCTCCGACGACGATGCCCGGCGGGGCCTTCGTCGTCACCGGTGGCACTGCCGCGATCTCTCGCGCGCTGGTCCTGACCCTGGCGACGGTCGGGATCACAGCGGTGACCCAGGACGTGTGGCCGGTCCGCGTTCAGGTCACGGTCACTGGACTGATCGCCGGGGACCTGGTCACGATCGACCGGGTCCAGGGGTCGACCCGCACGGCCGTGCGGGGAGCCGACGCGATCACCGCCACCGATCCGAGCCTGGTCGTCGTCGACGCCGAACTGCCCTTCGGCGTCGCGGTCTCCTACGAGGTGACGATCGACGGGGTGGTGACCGCGTCGACCGCGCCCGCCACGTACACCCTCACCGGCGGGAAGGTGGCGCTCTCCGACGCGATCACCGGGCAGGCGGCCGAGGTCGCGATCACGGCCTGGCCGTCCCGGCGGCGCGTTCGCGCGGCGACACGGTTCGACCCCGGCGGCCGCCCGGTCGTGGTGGCCGGGCCGTTGGGCGGGGCCGAGGGCCAGATCGAGGTCCTGACCATGACCGACGTGAGCCGGGACGCGTTGATAGACCTGATCGCGGCAGCGACGTCCGGGGTGCTGCAGCTACGCCAGCCGGGCGGGTACGGCGGCGTGGACTGCTACATCGCCGTCTTGGACGTCACCGAGAACCGGGTGTCCCAGGACGGCTCCGACCAGCGCCGGAAGATCACGCTGTCCGTGGTGGAGGTCGATCCGTGGCCGGCGGGCTTCGCCGCCCGGGGATGGACTCTGGCGGACCTCGCCGCCGCGTACACCGGCCTGACCCTGGCCGACCTCGCCGGCGACTACTCGACGCTCCTGGCCGTCGCCCAGGCCGACTGGGGACCGTGATGCTCGACCTGTCCCAGGAGTGCCGGGACGCGCTCACCGGGTCGTGGGTGATGCGCACCCGCGTGGAGTCCTGGCGCGCAGGGGTGCTCCTGGCCGACGAGGTGCCCGTCGTCACCGGGGCCCATGAGACCGACCGGTCCCTGCGGATCCCGGACCGGGTGACGCTCACCGTGCCCCGTCTGGACCAGGGCGTCTCGTGGGACCCTGCCGGGGTCGTCGACCATCCCCTCGCGCCGTGGGGCCAGCGCCTGCGGGTCTGCGTGGGCGTCGACCTGCCGTATGGCCGGACCGAGTGGCTCTGCCGGGGATGGTTCCTCGTCCAGGACGCCACCCCGTCCGGCGACGCGATCCGCGTCACCGCCGCGAACCTGCTCGCGCTGATCGACGAGGCCAAGCTGACAGCGCCGGTCCAGCCGACCGGCACGTTCGCCGAGGCGTTGCGCCAGCTGGTCGAGCCGGCGCTGACCGTGGACACCACGGGCGCTCCGGACGACCGGCCCGCGCCGGCCGGGCTGACGTGGGACACCGACCGGCTGGCGGCGGTGTGTGAGCTCCTCGACGCGTGGCCCGCCGAGGCGACCGTCTCCCCCGCCGGGGTGCTGGTCGTCACCC